CTTGGAACTATCAGCTGCAGACCGTTTGGGATCGTGACGCCATTCTCGGCGAAAGCGAGGGCGGTACCTCCACTGACAGCGATGTCAGCGGCGGCGACGAGAGCCATTGTTTTAAGGCCCATACTATCTCCTTCTACGCGGCGCAGCCACAGGTGTGACAGGCCGAGGTTCGACAGTGCGAAACAGAGTTAGTGAGCGTTGTATCTCGCCTACTAACAATGCTGCACCGTCAAGCGATCGTAACCTCGTAATGTTCGGGTTAACAATCAGTTCCGGCGTGGCGGGTACGTTGACTCTGCGCGTGAGAGTGCGGTCCTTACGGACTTCACTCCCAGCAGAGCCAGTGTAGGTAACGGTTGGATTATACAGAGTGCGTGACCACGTAGACGTAATCGTCTTAGTGGTTGTTGCAACATCTGAGATCCAATTACCTAGAATTTCGACTGATGGTTCGGGCGTATATGCCCTAATCCATGAGCCTACATTCACGAACCAATCGACCACGAACGAGTAAGGTATTATCTCCCATATGGACGATGGAAGGTCTGATGGGCGAGAACCCATGAAACCTTGCAAATCCGCACCTCGATTTCTCAAGGTAATACGGAAGATGACACCTCCTGCGATCTTCACCTTGACATCGGTGACGCAGGTACCGGTTAGGACGAACTTAAAGTTATTAAGCTCGTCCGGGACTGTTCCCGTCTTTGAAAAAGTACCTTCCAAAGAGGTGCCAGCCCTGGCTACACGAATCTCTCTTTTCTTTCTCAGGCCGTCTTCAGCCTTGAGCATGCATGAAAACATGTCAGAAAAGAGAGGTTTACAACCGTACCTGCATTCGAGCCAAGCGTCAGAGCTAGCGCGAATGACAGATGCGGTTGTCTTGCCGATACGCCGTTTACGAATTTTGGTCATACGTTTGACCAAATCGGCAGCACCAGCAAGAGGTCTTCGAATCATGCGTACTGTGTCATCAAGACTTGATAACACTTCCAGTGCAAGAATACCGGATTCATGAGCCTGAGCCATACAGTTGGTCAGGACTATGGATCGGTAGTCTTCGAGCTGTTCGAAAAGAACAGACGTATCTGGGTACACACAATCCGCGATGAGACCAGCGGCTGAACCGGTAAATTTGCGCGTACCCCAGTCAGGGTGCGGGCCAATTTGACCAGTTACAGTGCCTAAGGGCTCGCTGTTCCACGTTTCGATACAAGCGTTCCCCAAGACAACCACCCCATCGCGCCGCATCGTGCGGTAACCAGGGTGTGGTTCGTCAACTATCTGCTTGAATTGGCCTACCAAGTTAGGGTAGGTAACCAAGACAGGCTCAAGATAGGGCGTTCCGTCAAGATTGTAATCTTGACGAACGATGCCAGGGACCTCGTAACGATCATCCGTGGTGCGAGTTCTCATCTTTAGACCTCCGTGTAGT